CCCACGACGATGGAGCGAGCCATCGATCCAAGAGAAACCCACACATACTGAGCGAGCCACGGTTGACAAGAAAACCAGATCGGGGGAGCGAGCCATGCCAATGGAGGAACCCGCGACGATGGAGCGAGCCACGTGACGGAAGAAACCCATTCCCAGGGAGCGAGCCATTGGTCTCGAGAAACCCATAACGCTGGAGCGAGCCATCTGATGCGAGCAGCCCGGAAACATTAAGCGAGCCATTGTCCGCGAGAACCCCAGGCCGCCAGAGCGAGCCATGGCTCAGGAGAAACCCAAGTCCAAAGAGCGAGCCACAGCTCAGGAGAAAACCACGACGTGAAAGCGAGCCACAGATCACGATAAACCCACATCGGAAGAGCGAGCCACGGTTGATAAGAAACCCACAATGCAGGAGCGAGCTCATCTGATGCTCTGCAACCCAGAAAGAATCGAGCGCAGCCATCGCTCAAGAGTAACCCATTCCGCCTGAGCGAGCCATTGCCCGTGAGAACCCCAGGCTGTCAGAGCGAGCCAAGCCAAAAGAGAAACCCAGATTTTGAGAGCGAGCCATGTAAGTGGAGAAACCCATTGAACGGGAGCGAGCCAGAAAGGGGGAGAAGCCCACACGGCAGGAGCGAGCCAGTCGACAAGAGAAACCCACTGCCCAAGAGCGAGCCATGATCTAGGAGAAACCCACAAATGAGGAGCGCGAGCCATGATCTAGGAGAAACCCAGATTTTGAGAGCGAGCCACGGTTGATAAGAAACCCACGGTAAGGGAGCGAGCCACCCGGACGGAGAAACCCATAATGCAGGAGCGAGCCACACGCCGAGAGAAACCCATACTCCAAGAGCGAGCCAATATATTGGAGGAACCCATGGAGGAAGAGCGAGCCAAGCGAATGGAGAAACCCACAAAATCCGAGCGAGCCAGCCGACAAGAGAAACCCACCATGAGTGAGCGAGCCAAAATAGATGAGAAACCCATCGGATTAGAGCGAGCCACGGATCACGAGAAACCTATGCGACATGAGCGAGCCACGGGCAAGGAGAAACCCGTACCGGATAAGCGAGTCAAAATCCGCAGTGAAATCCAGAGACACGGAGCGAGCCACATAATTTGAGAAACCCAAAAGAGATGAGCGAGCCATGTCGTGCGAGAAACCCAGCGGCGAAGAGCGAGCCATGTCGAAGGAGAAACCCATTTCGGGAGAGCGAGCCAATCGAACTGAGAAACCCAGAAGCTCGGAGCGAGCCAAGCGAGTGGAGAAACCCATCTCGAGAGAGCGAGCCACAAGCCGGGAGAAACCCACAAAAAATGAGCGAGCCAATCGAGGTGAGCAACCCAAGAGTTCAGAGCGAGCCATTTATCCAGAGAAGCCCATGTCAGGAGAGCGAGCCATTGCGTCAGAGAAATCCACCTCGCTAGAGCGAGCCAATAATGACTATGACAAGCGAACCCATTCGACAAGCTCAGGGTGAATCCGAACAACTAATCGAGCTGATCACGGCACAAACCGCCAGCTTGCTCCGGGATCACTGGGCCGATATCCAAACCTATCGCGATGATGAAGATGATATCAAAGTTTCCTTAGCCCACCGGCTTAGCTACGATGGGAGCCAGCGCATGGTTAAAACTACGATCAGTTTCAGTCACCGGGTCAAAGACGAGATCGAAGGGTCGCTGGATACCGCCCAGGCGGATTTACCACTTAAAGTAACCATCCAGAAAGGGCGGAGCAAATGATGGGCATTGATCCGGCCAGCTTTACTAACGACCAGCGTAAGCTCATGGCCCCGGCCGATCGCCAGGTCCTGGCTGCCGCGATTGGTTACCCGAAGGCCGCGCTGACATCCGAGGAAGCATTGCACAAATATCTGGTCCGGCTCGAGCGCACCGAACAAAAGACGCTGGCCAGATGGCTATTGCTCCAGGAGGAAGCCGGCAAGTTAACCTACGATTGGTCCCGGACAGATCGTAAAACAACCAACCGCAAAGGAATGCCCGATTTCCGTATCTACCGGGACGACCGGGCGTTGCTAGGCGAGATGAAAATGGATGGGGCTAAACTCTCGCCAGACCAAAGTGAGATGCTTAAAAAGTTCCTGCGCGCCGGTACCGAGGTGCAAATATGGAAGAGTGCTGAGACCGGTATCCGGGCAATCAAAAATTGGCTTTGGACTTACTGGAAGGAAGGAACGCGGCTCCCAACTTACTAGAAATGAAGACTCAACAAAATGACCCAATAATCCTCAATGAGCTCTTAGCCATCCTGGAGGAGGAAGAACTAATCCGGCTGGCTTACCGGCTGCGCCGGGCCGGCAAAGAAGCGGCCAGCCTTACCCTGGAACACGAGCTCGGGTTGCGTGAGATAGCCAAACTCTAGCCAAGGTGAGCGAGCTGAAATTGCTTTTAGTGATGCTCCTGGGCGTCTGGACCCTGATCCTGTTTGCCTTTTTAATTTACCTGGGGTGGGTTTATCTGGAGCTCAAACGGCTGGGCGGCTGGAGACCGCCGGAGGTGCCAAGGGATGGGGCGGGCCGCGCTTTAAAGGAACGTAAATGAGCCGGTGGCGCCGATGCACGGTAAAGGGTTGCGTGCGGCCTTCGAAGGTACATGGGCTCTGTGAGGCCCATTGGGAGCGAACCCGCCGCGGCGCACTTAAACCCCAGGAACCGATCCGTTCAATGAATGGGATGAACTGGAAACGTTACGGCCAGAGCGGAGTCGAAGGCAAAAACCGGGTCACCACTCAGTGACCCGGCTGTATGCACAAAACAAGTTTTAACCAACGATTACGGCTTTGACTCTTAGCCCATTCGACAAGCTCAAGGCAAGCCTATTCGACAAGCTCATGGCAAGCATGAACGATCAGCCACCGCCCAGTTTCTTTTTTGCACCCGAAATTGAGCAGGCACTGGTTGCCGCCGCCTTTCAGAAACCCGAACGCATCGCCACTATTTACCGCGAGCTCGATCCGGCCATCCATATCACCCAGCCTAACCTGCGCCATATCCTTTCGGCGATCGACTTAGCTTACCGTGAGCTCGGGAGCACCGATTTCGCCAGCGTTATCCAGGTCTTGCGCGAAGAGGGCCAGCTCCAAGGGTGCGGCGGCCCGGAGGGCGTCAATTCTGTGCTCGAAGCCTATCGCTACGGCTTTTCCAGCCCCCAAGCGGCTCTAGCGATCATAAACCATTACATTGAACTGCTTAAATCTTATGCCCTGAGCAGACAAAGTAACGAACCAGTCTACAGATTCTTAAGAGGGAACATTACCTGCGCCCCTAATAAAATTAAACGCAATGACAAGTCATCGGATTTCATCGGCCAGGGCAAAGTCGCAGGCCGCACCTGGAGCGCAGCGGCGTGGATCTGTCCGGAAGGTCTTTACATCAGCATTATCCCACGATGAATGTTAGGGCCTCATGCACAGTTTCACCCCTGATCCAGGACGGTTCACCGGACACCCAAACCCTCAACCAAAAGATTATCCTCAACCCGTTGAGTACAATGAATTTGCCAGAACCCCAGTCCCAAAACCCAGGACGATTATCGACAATCTCTTAGAAGATTCGAGCCGCATGATTATCGGCGGCGCCTCCAAAACCTATAAATCATGGCTTATGAGCGACCAAGCCATCTCGATCGCCTGCGGCGCCCCGTGGTGGGGCTTCCAGACTCATCAGTCACGGATCCTGTACGTCAATTTCGAACTCAAAGAGTATCATGCCCAGCGCCGGTTCAAGGCGATCTGCGACTTTAAACGCCTTCGGATCGCTCCCAGCTGGTTCTTTATCTGGAACCTGCGCGACCAGGATGTTCCCCTCGGAGTCTTTGAAGCCTCATTGCTCAAACTTATCCAAACGCATGCTATCGCCGTCGTTTTTATCGATCCCTTCTATAGCCTCCTTGGCACCTCTGATGAACGGATTAGCGCCGAACTTATGCCGATCCTGACCATGTTCGCCCGGATCAATAAAGCTACCGGCGCATCAATTGTGTGCTCAGCCCATTTCACCAAGGGCAATCAAGCCCTCAAGGACCCGATTGACCGGATCAGCGGCGGCGCCAGCATCCACCGGCATCCCGATTGCCTGGTAATGCTTACCCAGCACAAGTCCGACCACGCTTTTACCGTCGATTTCGTCTGCCGCGACTTTGCCCCCATCAAGCCTTTCGTCGTCGAATGGAACCATCCTGTCCTGGTCCCATCCAAACTCGATCCCGAAGATATCAAAACCCCCGGCGGACGTTCTAAACAATACAGCGCTGAGCAAATCCTCGAGATCTTGGCCGAATCCGATGACCAACTCTCTACCACCGAATTCCAGAAAAAGGTCCGGGAAGAATGCGGAATGAGTGCCGGTCTGTTCTATGACTTCTTTCGCCAGCTCAAAACCGAGAACAAAATCTTCAAATCCAAACTTTCCCAAAATTGGAACACCAAGCCATAGTGGTAGAGAAACCCATAATGCCGGAGCGAGTCATTGGAAACGAGAAATCCACGACAAAAGAGCGAGCCACAGAGTAAGAGAAACCCAATGCCGGAGAGCGAGCCAAAGAGTAAGAGAAACCCAAACTCCATAAGCGAGCCATGCCAGAACCAATGAGCAAACCATCCAATCGGAGAATTCTTACTCCAATATTGGAGCTCCATCCTGTTCCTTGAGTCCACTACTCCAAACTCCAGATATACATATATCTATCTGGAGTTGGAGTGGAGTAGGTGGGACAGGACTCCAGGAACTACGGCTCCAATCACTCCAGACTAAATTGGAGTTCCTGGAGTTTTATATATGCAGCGCAACATAAACGAACACAACCTCCCAGTCGATCAGCCCCCAGGCGAAAACTTCTTTGTCGCCTCAATCGAAATCCATTCCGATCTTGATCCCTGCTGGAATTCCGGCCTCAACCTCATCGGCCCCACCTGGCAAACCTTAAGACCCCTCCTTATCCAGTTCATGACCTCCAGCCATCTCGCCAATCGCCATTGCACCATTCGCATTTATCAGGGCGAAAACGCGCGTACTTTGTTGCAAGCCGGCATCCACGAAGAACTCCGTTACCAGCAAGAACGTCAATCCCAGCCAAATAATTAATGCCTCGCATCGGCAGACCAACCGTCTTTCAGCCTGCTCTCATCAATAAGGTCGCCGACTGTTTCTTCGATGGCCTTACCGACAATGAAACCGCCGTTTTGTGTGATATCGATGTGCGCACAATCCGACGGGCCCGGACTGGCGGTTTCTGCCCTGCCGTCAAGAAAGCAGAGGTCGCCAGGCTACAGAAATACATCATCAAGATTCGTGACGGGAAGCAGCGCGACTGGGTTCGTATTGCGTGGTTTTTGGAACGCCGGTATCCAGAACGTTTCGCTCGTCCCGAGATCCAGATGAGCTTCAGTAACAGCTATACCCAGAACAACTTACAGATAAATATCAGCAGCCAGGAAGCCAAGGCAATCGAGAAAGAAGCTAACCCAATCCGTGATGCCGTTACTGGGATGTTCCAGAAATACCGGCCGCAATTAAGCGAAGGCAACGGAGATGCAAAATAACGCAATGAGTGAAGTAACGCCTGTTGTTAGTGATTCCGAAATGCTTCGTGCCTATGCGGAAACGATCAAGCTAAAAGACGCAGAGATTGATCGGCTTAAAGAGGATCTGTGGACGGCTAAACAAGACATTGTCGCCTTAGCGATTCGGCGCACGCGCTATGAATCCCTGCTCACCCGTGCAGCTGATGCGCTGGAAGGCCTGGTTTGGAAAGAGCGATTGCACCAACCGCTCATCGACGAACTGCGAAAGGCGGCTCTCAAGTGAAACTCGCTAAAGGATTGCGCGACAGCCCATTGCTCTTCGCGCATACGGTCCTCAAACGCGAGCTCTACCGTTGGCAAGCCGAGATCGGCGAAGCCGTCGACCAAGGCTCAGCTTATGACCGGGTCCGCATTGCTGTCCGCACCCCGAACGGTTCGGGTAAAAGTTCTATTGTTATTCCGCTGGCTATCTGCCGCTGGCTTGACCGTTACCCTAAGGCCAAGGTCGTTTTAATGTCTGCCGATTCCCGCCAGCTCGATAGTCAGCTTATGCGAGCGCTGTTCGCGTACCGGGATCCGCACCTTAAGCACTGGACATTTTTGCAACGCGGGATCCGCACGCCGCAAGGCGGCCAGCTGGTGGCTTTTACCACCGACGAGAGCCAGCGGGTTGAAGGTCACCACGGCGCTAAGGGTGCGCCGCTCTTAATGATTGTGGACGAGGCCAAGTCGATTGAGACACCGATCTTCGAGGCGATTGACCGATGTGGCTACGCCGTCCTGCTCCTGATTAGCAGCCCCGGACTGCGCGGCGGTGGCACGTTCTTCGATGCGTTCAGCCTCAACCGGCAGAACCATATCTGCTTCGAGATCAGCCTCAAGCAATGTCCCCATATTTCGAAGGAAAAGATCGCCGATATGGTGGAAACCTATGGCGAGAATCATCCGTTGGTCCGCTCGAGTATTTACGGTGAGTTCATGGACTTGGCCGAGGGCGAATCCTTTATCGTGCCGTTTCAATCGCTGATGAACATGATTCATAACCCGCCTGGAGCTAAGATCAGCCGGCACGAGTACGCGGCGTTCTGCGATTTTGCGATGGGCCGTGACGAGAACGTGTTCGCGGTTCGTACCGGTAACAAGCTCATGGACCTGGTTGGCTGGCATGACACCAACGCCATCTCGATCGTGGGCCGGTTCATTATGGAGTTCAGGAAGGCTGGACTGCGTCCAGAGCAAATCTGGGGCGATAGCGGAGGCTTAGGACTCCCCATGTGTGACATGTTGCGGGACGCTGGCTGGCCGATTAACCGGTTTTCATTCGGCGGTAAACCGACCGACGAGGACCACTATATCAGCCGGGGTGCGGAGGTTTGGCACAGCTTTGCTCAGCGGGTTTCACGTGGCGAATTGGTTTTATTGAATGATCCGACACTGGTCAGCCAGCTAACCACCCGTAAAACGACCTACGATGCCCGTGGACGGCTCGGAATCGAAAAGAAGGACGATCTATCAGCCCGGGGGGTAAAGTCGCCAGATCGGGCGGATAGCGTCATTGGCGCGTTCAGCCACGGAGTGATGAATTTCGCGGCTTATGTGGGCCGGAAACAGGATCCGTGGGAACGTCTTGAAGACGCGTACGATGGCTTCGAACGTGACAAACTGCGCGATCCGGGCTTGCAGCGGCAACTTGAAGGACTTGGAGCTTGGACAGGCGGCTGAAGACGGGCCGTAATCGCGCCAGATGCAGACGCCTCCAAGACCATCTGAGACTCTTCCTCTGTGGGATGAAGACCAATCCATCTCAGGATTACCAGATATTTTATCAGCGAGTGAACGCTCCTCTGCACAAGACGCTGAGGTAGAAGAAATGGTTGATCGCATCTGGAATGCGGTCGAAAACAAGCTGCCAAAACCGCGCTTAAGCTCTCCAGCGGGGCCGAATGTAATTTTACCCACCCTGGGGTAAATTTCGAATTTTACCCCAAGGGAGGTAAAATCTCATGCCGGATGCATCGGCCGAAAATACCAGGCCTTTTTTGAAAAAGATGCAACTATCGAACCCGGTAACATTTGGTTCTAAGCAGGCGGCATAATAAAGATTATGTCAACTGCTCTTTATGGCGTTTATGGTTTTTTCACCGTGATTTGCCTTGTATATGATGTTTCCCTCTGGTAGAACGTAAGTTATGAGCAACGGCGCGCCCCCTCAGGAGTTGACTTGGGATTCTACGCTCCGTGACCTCCTGGAAACCACGTACGCTTTCAGCCCCGAGCTGGTCGATCCGGACAAGGCGCCTCGCTTTCTTCGGATGTACGCTGACCGGTGGCAGGTGAACTACCAACTGGCAGGCCTCCCTGATCCGCAGGCACAGACAATTGTCGATATTTATCTCTCGGCGCGGCCCGTGGCGCCCTCAACCATTACCCATAAAGCATGAGCAACGGACAACCACCCGCAGTCGAAGTTCAAGCCGCGCCAACGCCCGGTACGGTGATCGCTTCCACGGTAACGATCGATGCCCTTTTTACGAGCGTGTTTGGGACGCGCAGCGCCGATCTGGCTGCCACGCCGGTTTACAGCTGGGCTAAAGAGAACATGATTATCGCCCAGTGGCCGGCGGTGACTACCGGTCAGCCGGCAATATTCTGCCGGTTCGAGGCGCGCCAGGTTGCGCCATCTACGATTGTTCAATAGCCCGCGCGGGCAAGCTGGAGGGTAACTTATGCCTCAGTCGATCACAATCCGGGTGCATCGCACGATCACACTGGCCTTAAATGATCTGTGTACGTGCTCATACTCGGGTATCGACGGCGGGGAAATCTATATGAAGAATCTCGGCCCTGGAAAAGCGTGGGTCAGTTTTGACGTAACTAAACCGGCGACGGTCGCAGACGTAAATAATGTGTGTCTGGCGGTCAATGATTCGATCACGTTTAAAAAGATTCCAAGGAATGCCGTTTTCACGCTTAATGCTGATACGGCTTCGACGGTTTTAACCCTGACCCAGTTATGAGTTTTCCTCACCGATGTGGGGATGGTCCGGTCCGTGCGAAGTGATAGGCACGCCGCGAGGCAGTGCGTTTTCCCCACCAATGTGGGGATGTTTTCGAGGAGTAAGCTATGCCAATTTCAACCACGGTAGCGCGCAATAATTTTAACACCGGTTGGTACGGTACGATTAATCTGCGGGTCGCGAGCACGGCCGGGATCCTTACGACTACGCCTCTAACCGTGGGTGGCGATCTGGTGCTCTCTCCGATTCACGAGTTGCCCTCGAGCGCTTGGAAATGTGAAATTGTCAACACCCCGCGCGGCAGTGACCGTTTGATTATCCGCACCGGTGACACGGTGACGGGGTAACGCGGTGAACACGGAAGACATCTCGATTGAAGCCTTGCTTCAGTGCGCTCGGCGCGAGCTTTCTTACCGGCACCGGGTATATCCGCGGCTGGTTAGCGATGATAAAATGAGTCCGCAAAAGATGGCTTACGAGACCGCTTGCATGGAGCGGATTGTCGATATTCTGGACGAAATGAACGGGCGGTTGCTGTAATGCCGGAAGATAACTCAGAGCTCTACAGCGAGATCCAGGATGACCTTGAGGACCGGTCCAGATGGGAAGCGCGCCAGATTCTGTGGAGCAAGATGCGTGGCCAAGGGGTTGGCCGGGCAAACCGGCCCTGGCCGGGGGCGGCCAATGTTCATGTCCCGATTGCGGATACGATTATCGGCAAGCTTAAGCCTTACTATGTGGTCTGGATCTTCGGGCCGGAATTGCTGGCGGCGTTCTACAGCCTCCAGGATCAGGGTGACAGTTACACCGATTCGGTTGCGCAGTGGTTCGATTACAAGGTTAGGGAAGTATCCAACTTTAGCGAGCAGGCGATCTGCGGGATCGACAGCTGTCTCCAGAACGGTCTGGGGATAATCAAGACTTACTGGGACGCGGCGGCCCAGAAACTGGCCTTTGCGTCGATTCATCCTTATTTCATTATCATGCCGCCTTGGGCAACCTTTGATTTCCAGAAGGCTGACCGGGTCGTACACGTGATGCAGTATTCGCGCGAGGAATACATGCGCGATGCCGGGAGCAAAGGGTTTAACACCGATGAGACTTACGTTGACTCGATTACGGGCGAGGGTAAACCGGACAAGAAATACGAGCGGTCCCGGTACACGGCTGAGGGGTTAAGCTATTCGCGGCTCAAAGACCTGATCGTGTTATGGGAGGTTTATATCCGGGAGAGCGATGGCCAGATTAAGGTTAAGACGTTTAGTCCGTTGCAGCCTGATGAGCCGGCCCGGGGCGATTTCGGGTTACCCTACGAGCATAAGCAAGTGCCGCTAACGTTGATTCCGTACGAGTTGACCGATGGCGGGTTTTACTCGAGCCGCGGGGTGTGTGAGCTAGTGCAAATGTATGAGGCCAGTGCGTGCAAGACCTGGAACGAGAAACTGGATTTCATGTCGATTGCTAACCGGCCCGTGCTCAGTTCCCAGGGCGGATCGATTAATGCGCAAAATATTCGGTGGGAGCCGGGAGCGGTTTACGATTCGGCGCTCCAGCTTGTGCAGCAGCCCGGCCCGCCGGTATCTTTCGATGAAGAAATCCAAAGCAACCGTTCGATGGCCGAGCAGCGAGTGGGGATTCCTGACTTCGGTGTGGGCGGCTCCGATCAGCCGCAGGGCAATAAGACGGCGACTGAGACAAATGTCATCACTAACGTCATGCAGCAGAGTAACGATCTGCGGGCCCGGATCTTAAAGGGCGCGATGACGCGGATTTTCGAGCAGGCCTGGGCTCTGCTCAAACAGTATGACAACGCGAGCCTGGATTATTTCTGGCGCAACCAGCGGCTTTCCTTGGACGATGCGGCCTTCGATAACAAGTACGTGCTGCGTCCGAATGGGAGCGTTGACGGGTATTCGCGTGAGCGCGAGATCCAGAAGCTGATGCAGCTAAGGCAACTGAGCCAGGGCTCACCCTGGATCGTCACGCCGGAGGTCGATAAGAAGATTATTGAGCTCATGGACGCGCAATGGATCAAGGAGCTTTACCAGGAACCGCAGGACATTGCGGCGGATCAGCAGGAACAACAGGCGATTGAGAATTCCATTATGATGGACGGGTTTTTACCGCAGGTTAAGCCGCCGGACGATCATCTTGTTCATTTGCAGATTGAAGACGGCTTTATTGGATGGAGCGGGCAGAATGGTAAACCGGTTCCGCCGCCGTTAATGCAGACCTTTATGCAACATATGCAAATGCATATCCAGGCGGCTAAGAGCGATCCACAGTACTGGAAGCAGCATGCGCAGCAAATCGCGCCGTTCATCCAAAAAATGCAGCAGACTTTGAAAGCGATGCAGGCTCAGCAAGCTGCTCAGCAGCAAGCGGCCGGGGCGATGGCTAATTTACGTAGCGGCCCGCCTCCTGGGATGCCTCCTGGGCCGCCGGGAATGCCGCCGGGAATGCCAAGTGGCGGGGCAGTGCCAGCAGCCGCTGGTCCGCCTATGCCACCGCAACCAGGGATACCGGCTGGCGCCGGGCCATCGATGCCCACCGGCAACGGGGAGCTGCCGATGGGTTGAAAAAAGCGTGAACTCGATCTCCGGGCAGATTTTCATGCAGCATATGCAAAATCAAATGCATATCGAGCCACCGCACTGGAAGGAGCACGCGCAACAGATTGCGCCCTTTATCGTTAAGGTGGCCCAACCCATGGAATCGATGCAGGCTCAGCAACAGGCTGTAGCAGCAGAGGGATGTGGTGGGTCGCCAATGCCAATCGGGAACGGGAATCTGCTGATAATGAAAAGATTGACTCCAAGACAGTGGTTACTGGTCCAGAGGCGTCGAAGGGGGTTTAGCTTAGAGACGAGGCTGCGGGCGGCAAAGCTGGCTGGCTGGCTTTTAACCTACAAAGGATATTTAATCCCGGTCCGATGAATCCTGTTCTCAAATGGTATCTGCGGGTCATTTTGAGTCGTCCGATTGTGCGCGCGGTATCCTGGACACCGGCTGAGCGCGACGCTTTTGACTTGTTTTGTCGAAGTTCTTGTGGAATAAAACTTTTCGAATTCTTGCGGCAAATCGTTGCCTCCAAAACGTTTAATGTCGTTTACCGCAATTCGGTGAGCGCAAACGCGGAAGCCCGAGGCGCCCAGGACATCTTAGCATTGCTTCATCGGCTACGAGTTTTCCCTTTGGAGGAGAGCGGGTTCGAAGCCCTGGAAGACAATGAGCAAACCGCGGCCCGAGGGAGTCCCGTCAAGCGATCCGATGATTGGCGTTGGGTAGGTGGCCGTGGCGCGATCGGATAAAACTCGGGAAGTAGATATGCCAGAAGAGCTGGAGCAATCAGCCGGAACCTCAACTCAAGAACCGAGCGCAAATGCGATTGGTGAGAGCGGGGAACAAGCTGGAAAGGACAGCCTTTCTGTAGGAACCGATACCCGTCCGGTTCAATCCAACGGCCATCAAAAGCCGAAGGGGCCGAGCCGGTATGAGCGGACCAAGCAAGAGCGTGCGGCTTTCAGGGCGGAGAAGGAAGCGTTTGCCAGGGAGCGAGCGGACTTCGAAGCCACGCAAAAACCGAAACGCGATTACACCCTGGCCGATCTCAAGAAATACCGCCAACAATGGGCTAAGGAAGCAGAGCAAGGTACTTGGCGCGAGGGCCAGGACTATGATCCTGCCGAACTAGTCCAGAAAGCGGATACTGAGATCGCGGCAATGGAAGCCGAGGCGCAAGCTTCGGGTCAATCAAACATGTTCAAGGCTGAGTGGGAGACCGCTGAGCGTGAGCTTGCCCAGACTGACCCTGAGTTTATGCGCGATGGGACCAGGCTGGACAAGAGGTTGCGCGAGATTATGGGAAGCGAAGATGGGAACATCTATCGGCAGCATCCCAGGGGTATCGTGGCCGCATATCACCGGGCAAAAATGGAATTACTGGAAGGAGATTACAAGTCGCTCCAGACAGAGAATTCCAAACTTAAAACTGAACTACAGCGCTATACCGGGTTGACCTCAATCGGCGGTGGTGCGCCGGCCAGGATCGGGAGCGGGAACAGGGTGGAATCGTTACAGGATTTCGAAAAGCTCTCGGTCGCTGACATGCGTAAACACTTGCGGCGAGGCGCGCAGCGCGATGGAGTGCCGTGGTTCTAATGCTCATTAACTTCTATGCCTCCTCCTGTTTATGGAGCGGTTACAACGACCGATAAAGCGTCCGAGTACCGCATTTATTTCGCTAAGCAATTACTGACTCACCAGATCAATCAGTTACAGCTTTACGATCCCGCTTACAAAGCGAGTATCCCGCAAGGCCAGGGCTCTAAAACCATTCGGTTTTTCCGGCCGCCGGTTGCCTCCGTCGCCAATGTCATCACGCTGGCCGAAGGCACGCCGCCTTCCAACGCGCCGTACAAGCTCGTTTACGAGTTTATCACGCGCACGTTGCAGCAGTACGGCGGGTATGCGCAGGTCTCCGACATTGTTGATGAAACCGAGTTTTTGGATACGGGCGACAGCCTGATGACCAAGTTCGGTGAGGAAGCCGCGCTCTGGTGCGATACGCTTATCCGGGAAGCTTGCATTAACGGTACGACTGAGGAACCGACTAAGTTTACCAAGCGCTACGCTGGCACGGCTACCGATTTCACCACGCTCAACGCGCTCACTGCGCAGCAAGGCCGGTTCAGTACGGATGACCTGATCGATGTGTGCACCGAGATGCGGCTCAATAAAGCCAAAGAGTTCGATGACGGTTATTTCTGTGCCGTGGTTAGCCCGGAACAGGAACGTGATCTGGTTGAGGAACAGGGCAGCGCGTGGACGTACGCGAGCGCGTTCCAGAAACCCGAACAGATTTGGAAAGGCGAGCTTGGCAAGCTGTTCGGGATCAAGGTGCTGCGTACAACCAACAGTTCTTACCAGAACGTTGAGGGCACCAACGTGGCCGGAGGAGCGGTAATTGGCGCGCTGGTGTTCGGCAAGGACGCCTTCGCGGTGCCAGACCTGGAAGGCGAAAACCCGCCCGCCCCAAAAGTGAACACAATCACCGAAGCGGATTCAGCTAATCCATTCAATCAGTTCATAACGTATGCTTGGAAAACTTTCTATAACTCGGTTTGCCTAAGTTCCTGGAACGGAGTGGTCTTACAAACGAAGACGGCATATACGCCAACTTAAACAGAGTTGATGATTGTCCAAATCTTAAACTGATAATATGGCCACAATAGCTATAGGAATTTCAAAGAAACCAGGCGGCACGTTCACTTCCGATGTGCCCATTGCGGCGCTTTCGGAAGGGGGCGTTCCCCCGGAGGAGGGTGACAGCGTCCAGTTCAGCGTCGAAGGAAAAGTGCAATCTGTTACCGGTAACACGGCGACGGTGTCGATTGACTCGATTAACGGTGAGCCGGTGGCCGAGGAGGGGAGCGAATCGCCGGAGGAGGAAGGCGCTGAGCCCGAGACGGGGACTGAAGGACCGCCTGCGGCTCCAGTAGGAGCGCAAACGCCGGTTGCGGCGAATGGGGGTGGCCTTGGGGGTGGCCTGGCTGGTCCGCCTGGGCTTACTCCGAAGCGGCGGGCGAACATGGCTGGGATTAAGGCCATGGGGGCGCGGCTAAGGGCTGGAGCGAAGGGCCGGCCGATGCCATTCTAAAAATGCAAATCATCGTACCAAAGAAAGGGGCCGAGCCCGAGCGCCGGCGCAGGGAAACTGCGAATCAGATTCTTCGTCATTACTACGAACGGGAGATCCGGGATGGCTCCCGGTTTAAATCCAAAGCGGGCACCAAGGCGCAAATCCGGAGGGTATACGAATGAGGTTTGTCGAGATGGCGCCGGTTAACAGCTCGGTGGCTGAGATGGAAAAGCTATACGGTACATTTGACATTGCGCTTGACGGGCGGCCTACCGTGCTCTGGGAGGCGCGCAACCTGAAGAAATGGCGCAGTCCTGAGATGTTTCAGCTGACCTTTTTTCCCGAGGCTTACATCGCCAAGGTCTGGGTCAACCGAAGGGCTTTCGGGCCGCTGGCGCAGGCGTATGAAGAGATTACAACGCGCTGGACAACCGAGGCGCGCAAGGCTAACGGGCTCAACCAGTTCTGCAAGTGTTACAACTTCGGGGATGGGGATCAGCCCAGTCTTTTTTGGTACGGCGCAGCCTGGAGACTGAGCCAGCAAGTTGGCGGCGAGGTGTTGAGCGAAGTCATTAAGGTATTCACTCGGCACGGGTTTACCTATTGTGGGGCAACCGATAAACGGCGGCTGAGAGACTTCGAACTTTGGTGACCCATGATTAAAGATGGATCCGCCTGCCAAGAATGGTTCAGCCGGGATAATGACAGTGCTCTCGACCTTGGCTTCCAGCGGCAATACCTGGGTGCAGCTGGCTACCGTTGGGCTGGTTGTATTTAGCGGGTTTGGCAACTGGGTTGCAACCTGGAATTCGGCGGACCGCAACAAGAGCGAGATCGAGGTTTCAAGACGGGTGGCTTGGGAAGGCGAGCAGCGGATCAAAGCCGAAGTGGTTCGCCAGGTGCAAGAGATGCACGACTGGGTTGCTCAGGCCCGGGCGGCTTTTGCCCAGGGCAACACGGACAGTGCGGAGAATCGCCGGATGCTCGTCAAGCTGAGCCAGAACGTGGACGATATCGAACGCAAACTTTCTAAAGAGCCATGAGCGACGAAGAAACAGCGTCGATTTTGCGGGCGCTCAAGGAGCAGCTAAACCGGGTTGAGATGCGCCAGATGGAGATAATCGAACGCCTGCGATTAATCAATGAACTGGATTATGCGCTTGAGGGCAAAGGCAACCCGGCCGGATGCGTCCAGCCGAGGAAAGTGAAAGAGAGTTTAATTTAAACTTCACCCACAGGATATCAGGTGGAACAGCTGACCAAGTTTAAAAGCATTGGCAGTGTGATGTTGTATAAGGACGATAAGAACGCTGTTCTTTGGAAAGCGGGTTTGACGGTCAATGCGGATGGTTCGCCGCATGCCTACGGACCGGATAACAGCGGGCTGGATTATACGGCTAATGCCGGCAGCGCCGGTAACTGGTGGGGGATTTACGCGCCGCCGGATGGGCATGGTGTTCCGGTTGTGCAAGCTGCGTATCACCCGGCTCCGGGCCATTACATATCGACAACGGCACTGGTGGACCCAGCGTACCCGGAAAATCATCCGGCCCGGTACGTCGACAGCGAGCGGTACGGGTTTTACGTGATTCCGGGCGGTGAAAGCTTTTGCAAGCTGGGCGATGTGGGGTTGGCACTCAATACCAAGACGGGCGACAATTTTTATTTTGCCATGGGCGACATCGGGCCGGTCGGTCAGATCGGTGAAGGCTCGATGTTACTGGCCAAATGCCTTGGGCTTTCCCATAACCCGAAAACCGGGGGCACGGCTGAGCGGATCATTG